GCTGCGAGGCGGCTCATCTTTCTGGCCTGTTCGTACGCCACGACCGAGTCGACCATCACCGTCAGCGGAAGCTCACGTTGGAGTCCGTCGAGGATCTCCCGTGTCCCGTCGGTGCTCAGGTTGTCGGCCACGATGAGGTGGTCGACCCCTTCGGCGATCAGGTGGCGCAGGACGGTGGCGATCACGTCGCTCTCGTCCTTGACCATTGAGCAGGCGATGATCATGGGTGCTCCCTGCGCTGTAGGGGCCTTGCTGGGATCCCGACGACAGTCGTGTCGTCCGGGATGTTGTCGACGACGACCGCACCCGCGCCCACGACGCAGCGGTCACCGATGGAGACGAGGTTGCTCACGGTTGAGCCGACCCCGATCAGGCACTCCTCCCCGATACTCACGTCCCCGGCGATGTCCACGCCCGGGGCGATGGTCGTGAACCCACCGACCTTCGTACGGGTGACCGTGCAACCGGCTCCGAGGTGGACGTGGGGGCCGAGGACCGTCCCTGGACCGACCAGGCTCCCGGCCCCCACGACCACACCAGGAGAGAGCACTGCGGAAGGCGAGACGACCGCTGTCGGGTGGACAAGCCGTGTGGGCGTCGACCCGACAGCGAGCCGTCTGCGAGTAGAGGGGTCGTTGACCCCGACGATCGACGGATCCTTCGCGTACTCGCAGAGCACGAAGGCGTTGTTGCCGTCGTCGTAGAAGATCGGGAACATCCCGCACGCACGGGCGATGTCTGCGATGTCGTGGCCGTGACCGCCGGCCCCGAGGATCGCTACGGCTTCCATCCGGGCGAGCCCATGCCGCCCTCCGCGCCGATGTGCTCCACGCGGGGCTTGTCGGTGCGGTCGCCCCACCAGCCGAACGTCAGCCCCCGGGCCCGGCATTGGTTGGTCAAGTGCTGCTCCACGCCCGGGGTGAGGGTCCTGAGCAGCGAGGCGTGGCTAACCATCGGGTTGAGCCAGAACCCGGCGGTGTGCTCCATCCACCCGCCGCGGTCGGTGAGGTCGTAGCGGCTCAGCACCGAGCCGTAACGCAGCTCCTCAGCCGACCACGGCTGGCGGACCAGGACCATGTTCGCCACCTGGCGGTAGGCGTCGAGGGTGTCGGCCATCTCCTCGAGGGGGGCGTCGTGGACGACGAAGTCCTCTTCGAGCCAGAACACCCATTCGTCGTCGGAGGTCAGCGCGCCGAGGGCCTGGGCTTGGTTGGCGGTCAACCCTTGTCGTGAGCCGGTGCCGTAGGCGTCCCAGCCGGTGGTGCCGATGATCTGGAGCTCCACCCCGGGCTTGCGGGACGGCAGCCGCCCGTCGAAGGCGAAGATCTTGCGGTCGAAGAAGTCGAGGTCGATGGAGCTGAGCGCCCGGTGCAGGTAGGGCCACCGGCCGTGGGAGGTGACCACCAGCGTCCAGCTCACGCCGCGACCGCCTGCCACTTGCCCCGGAACACCGCCTCGTCCCGTGCGTACCAGTCGGCCATCTCACCCGTGCCGCAGGGTGCGCCCGTGGTCTGTGAGCCGCCGTCGACGTGCTCGACGTGAGCGGTGGGGACGATGCCGTACCACCCGCCGGCCTTCTCGATTTCGAGGACCAAGTCCGAATCGCCGAAGAACCAGCCGAGGCGCTCGTCGAAGAACGGGAACCCTCCGGGGAACACCTCGCCCCGGATCATCCAGGCGAACCCGGCGAAGCCCCCCGTGCCGTCGTAGCGGCCGGCGCAGATCCCCCGCACCGGGATGACGTCACTTCCGGCGCGCCGGTCGTAGTTGGCGGACACGGCGAGCAGCCCACCTTGCGACCGCAGCCCTGCGGACATCTGAGCGAGGGCGTCGTCGGCGACGGTGAGGTCGTTGTTCAGGACGGCGATGTCGCAGGTCGGGTCTCCGGTGAGCGCCACCGAGGCAGCCAGGGAACGGCGGATGCCCTCGTTCCACATCCGGCTCAACGTCCAGCCCTCGCAGGAGACGACCTCGATGCCGTCCTTGCCGTCGACCGAGGCGAGCCAGTTGCGGGTCTTGTCCTGGGTCGAGCCGTTGTCGAGCAGGAACAGCCCGTCGTACTGGCCCCGCAGCTGGCCGACGAGTCGGGAGGTGAGGTTGACCTTGTCCTTGGCGGGGATCACCACGAACCGTGGGGCCCGCTGGGGTGCCCGGCCGAACTGGGCGTGGTAGGTGGCGACGTCGACGACGACGGGCTTCACGTGGCCGACTTCGATGCGGGTGTCGACGTGGGTGGGGAAGCCCGCTTCGCCGGCCCGGAAGCAGAACGTCAGGTCTTCGCCCATCACGTCGGGGCCGTTGGCGGTCTCCCATTCGCTCCACCGGAACCACGGCCACGACGTCTGCCCGTAGGTCTTGTCGCTCCCGGGCGGCTTGTGGTGCTCGAGGGTCTCGAAGACCCGGCGGTGGATGAGCAGGCATCCGGTCCCTGTCGCCGCCACCTCGTGGACGCCGGGTTCGGGGAGCTCCATCACCCGCGCCGGGAGGGCGTCGGGGGTGACGGTGTAGAGGGTGGGGACAACCTCCTGGCGGTCGCCTTTCATGAGGGCGAAGCAGAGCGCCCCCATGATCGGGCGCGCGGTCGGGTCGGCGGACGCCAGCAGCCGGTCGAGCGTGTCGGGCTCGAAGTCCATGTCGGTGTCGACGAACCACAGCCAGTCCGGCTTCCACGGGATGCTCAGGAACTGGCGGACGATCTGGTTGCGGCCGTGGGCGACATTGGTGGTGCCCAGCATGATCCGGGCCCCGATGTGGCGGCCGTGGTCGAAGTCCCACTGGCGCAGGTCGTCATAGGCCCGGAGGAAGCGGGGTTCGATCGTCCCGTACGGCCACGCTGCTACGACGGACTCGCGTGAGCGGTCAGTCATCGGTGGCTACAACCCATTCGCCGCTGGGAAGGCGGCGAAGTTCCACCCCACACTTGCAAGTGAGGTCAGAGGCGGACCTAGCTTGCGCCTGCCACAAGATGATGCAGCACGGCTGAAGGCGAGCGTCGAACTTCAGCGACGCATACCGAGCAGTAGACCGCTTCTCGCCCGGCGCGGCGGTGGCCTGTTCGATCTCCTCGCTCATGGATCCACCACCAGCGAGGAAGGCGTTACCCGCAACACCCGTGCGATCAGGTCGACAACTGGCATCGGTGGAGGCACGGACCCGTTCTCATAGAGCCGAACAGAGGCGACCGAGCGGTCAATCGCCACGGCCATCTGCTCGGGGCGTATCCCGCGCTCTAGGCGCAGCTCACGCATCTTCTGGTGGTTGAACGGCATGACGTTTCTCCTTGCGCTGAGGAACGGGAAGGCCCCGGGTCGGGCAGACGGCAGCGCCCGACATGTCCCAACCCGGGGGCCACCCGGTACGCCCCGTGCGCTGCGGGGCGAGAGTTCAGGACTTGGAGTCCGAAGACGCCTTGCCCTTGGCGGCCTTGTCGGCGTCCTTCGACGCCTCCTCGGCCTGGTCGCGGACCGACTGGATCGCCTCGACGGCGACCTCTTCGGCGGTCTTGCGGCCCTCGGTGCGGTCCGACGGACGCGAGTTCGCCGGGTCGATCACCGGCTCACCGGTCTCGATCTCGGCGAGCGTGGCGATGTCGTCCCCGACGATCGCCTTCGCCTGCGCGACGGACAGCTTGCCGATCTGGTCGGCCGTGTAGCCCTGCTGGGCGAGACGGTTGAACAGGTCGCGGTTGGCGGACAGGGACACCTCGGCGTCCCAGTCGATCGGGACGGCCCGCTCTTCCTTGCGGGCGTCGCGGATCTCGTCCTTGGTGGGGAGGCCCATGACGGGCTCCTTTCGGGTTGATGAACGATGGGGTTGTGTGAGGGGCGGGTCGGCGAACCGTCCCCGCCCCCCACGGAGTCAGGTCAGACCCGGAGCATCCGGAAGGCGTCGTCGTTGACGGACTCGCCGCCGACCCGCCAGAAGGCGACCCAGCCGACCTCGCCGGTCGGCCGGCCCTGCGCGCCCTTCACCAGCGGCTCGTAGGCCATCTCGATGCCCATCCGGTCCACGATCACGTAGTTCCGGAAGTCGCCGAGGATGATGATGTCGTCGTTCGAGCCGGAGACGATGGTGGAGTCCATCGCGCTCGCCTCGTACACCGGGTAGCCGATCAGGTTCGGCGGGGTGCCGCCCCCGAAGTCGGTCCAGAACGCGTGGTACGTGTTCGACGTGCCGAACTGGCGGACCTTGTTCCAGATCGCCTTGTTGGCGACGAAGCTGGCGTTGGGCCGGTGCCGGGGCGGCAGGTCGGCGTCCAGGGCGTAGATGTCGGCGGCGACGAGGTCGGCCGCACCAGCCGCACCCGAGCTGCCCGCCACGCGCGAGGCGGTGGTGAGCTGCAGGTTGGTGACGATGCCGGTGGGCTGGCCGGAGCCGGAGCCGACGGCGAACGCGGTGGACTCGAGCCGGTCCTTGGCGTCCTGGATCAGCCCGGTGAGCTCACCGGACACGGCGGTGTCGGCGATCACCTCGATGCTGGCCTGGACGTAGGCGTCGGCCTTGTGGACCGGGATGTTCGGCTGCCCGAAGGTGGGCGAGGCGTCCGCGACCTGCGTCGCCTCCGCCACCCACTCCGCGGTCACGCCCGCCGAGGTGATGCCGTTCCACTCCTTGGTGGTGGTGGTCACCTGCCGGGCGATCTGCCGGAACGGGTTCACCGTCCCCGAGTTGGTGAGGATCACCGACGTGTCGAGGGTGAACGGCATGAAGTAGCCGCCGTTCGCCCCGGTCAGGCTCAGCGCCGCCCGCTCGGAGAAGCGGGACAGGTTGGGCCGCACCGGGTTCCGCAGGCACTCGCGGAACGCCTCGTGGTACTCGGGGGAGCCGTGGTCGAGGATCCACTGGGCCTTGTGGCCCTTGCCGTCCCGCTCGACCAGCTCGGTGGCGACCTGACGCTGCTCGTCGGTCATCATCGGGGCCTGCTCGATGGCGGTGAGGGCACGGGAGCGCAGCTCCTCGGCCGGCTCGGCCGGGATGTGCCAGTTCTCGCCGTCGTCGTTGCGGGTGCCGGCGGTGCGGTACTCGAACGGGTCGCCCGGGTCCTGGCGGACCTGGAACCCGGCGTCGCGGGTGCCGTCGCCGTGCTCGCGGTTGGCGGGCTGGGTGGCGAACTCCTGCACCTTCTGCAGGCGCTTTTCCAGCTCGATGCCCTCGGCGATGAGGGCGTTGCGGAGCCACATGCCGTCCGTGAACCGCTGGTTCTCGTCGTCGTTCAGGGAGCGCTCTTCCGCGCCCTGGTGGATGGACCGCAGCTCGGACTCGAGGAACGCGACGTCGTCGCGCAGCGCGTCGAGCCGCGGGTTGGAGATGGTGGACATGACTCTCCTCAGAAGGAGAAGGCCCGGAGCGCGGCTTCGCGCTGGCCGGGGGTCATGCCGGAGTGCTGTTGCGGCTCCTGCACGTTGGTGGTGGGTGCCGGCTCTCCGTTGAGAGTGGCGAGATCACGGGCGGCGTCGACGGGGACACCGCGGGCCCGCAGGTACTGGTCCGTCAGGGAGACGGAACGCACGCCTGCGGTGGCGTTCGCGTAGGCGGGGAAGGTGACGGGGCCGAACTCGAACAGCTGGACCTCACGGACGGTCCGCTCGGGAAGTCCTTCGGGGTTCTGCTCGGAGCGTTCGGGGGTGTCGTTCCACTCGTCCTTGCCGGGGATCACCCGGAACCGGAACGAAGCGCCGTACGCCTTGTTCCGCAGCCCGCCCATGATGAGCGGGGGGATGCCCTCGAAGAGGGGGACGTCGTAGCGGGCGCCCCGCTCGTCCTCCTCCAAGGTGTCGACCGCGCCGAGGATCTGGTCGCCCATCGTCGGGTCGTTGCCGTGGTTGAACAGCACCTTCACCGCCGAGCGGTTCTCCCGGAACGTCTTGGCGAACGCGCCGGGGGCGATGCGCTCCAGGAACCGGCCCTCGTAGAGGGAGTCGATCTTGGTCCACTCGTTGAACACGGCGAAGTGGCCGGTCAGCGTGTCGCCCGCCTCGTCGAGCGAGGGGGACTCCCGTCGGGCGCGGACCAGATCGGTGGTGGGGGCTTCCATCAGCTTGCTCCGTTCGCGGAGGCAGCCGGCGCTGACGGCTGAGGATCTGTGGTGGTTCCGGGGGGCTGCAGCTGCACAGGCACGAGCCCGGTGTGGGTGAGAAGCGAGTAGTCGTTGGCGAGGACCGCATCGACAGCAGACTGGGGCTCGAAGCCGCCGTCGGTCAGCGTGCGGATCGCGGTGGCCTGCTGGGCCTGGATCTCGGCCTGGTCCTTCTGGTCCTCACGCAGGAACGGCATGTCCCGGGTGTCATGGGTGAGCACCGCGCCCAGAGGTGGGGTGACGAGGTTCTGGAACGACGTGTCGGCGCACCGCCACAGGTGCTCCATCGTCATGTCCACGTACCGACGGCGGGCCTGGCCGTAGTTCGAGTAGGTGGCGGCGGCGAGTCCTTCGCTCAGCCCGACCAACACAGGAGGCACACCGCCCGCGGCGGCGATCCGGGTCTCGCCTGCGCCTTGGGTGGCCTTGAAGGCGATCTGCTCGAAGCTGTG